TGAACATCTGGCGCTACGCAATCGCCCGCGTGATTCACACCCGGACCGGGCACTTGATTGACGCCCTTGGCGATATGCCTCGGGGCCGGGACATTTTGGTGGCACTAGACAAACTGAACGCCGACGCCGCCGTGCAGTCGGTGGCCAACGAGTATAGACCTTTTGTATGAAAACAAGCGAAGTTATTGCCCACTACAGGGCCGGCCGGATGGACATTGAAACAGCCATCCAGCACTTGAACGACAACGGGCACACGCCCGACGAGGCCGCGTATCTGTTATGCGCCCACGGCGTCGGGCCGGCGAGCACTTGGCTCTATGTGCTCGGCGCCGCGTTCGTAACGGGCCTTTGGCTTTGGCTGTATTTTGGGCCCCTAAACTATTGAGCCGTTATGCCAAAACGCCCAACCGATCTTGACTACAATCACGTGCTAGAAGTCGGCGACGCTTATTGGTGGCACGGGCGGCTGATAAATGTTACGGCCGTCGGCGCTACTGAAACACGTAACTGGTGCCGGGCCCTAGGTGAATTCTCCGGTCCCACGCAAATCCCAGCTAGTATGCTTTATGATGAAACGAATCCAGATCACAAGACGAAAGCTAAGGAACACTAAGCTCTGCTGCCTCATCTACGCGTCCCGTGGCCTACGCTGCCCCGAGTGCAATCCGCCCCGCGTCACGGTGCGCGAGCAGCACAAAGACTAGCGCAGCCGGCCGTCGCGCAGCACGGCCGGCGAGCACTTAGGTGATAGATTTCCCGCCAATAACCAACACTAAAGTTATGAACAAACAAGCCCGCAAGTATCTGATCCAGGCGCTTGATGCGCCGCTGTATGGAATCACCAAGAACGTGCCCGTCTGTGCCGTGAAACACGTCACTGCCCGCCTCGGGCCGCCCGAGCGCCCGCTCCACTGCCCGCCGCGGACCACGGGCCGTAACAAGCCGACGCGCGAACGGCAACTTTATCGCTGACCTCCGCTCCCGCGCCTTGGCTTCGGTCGAGACGCGTGGGCGGGAGTTGGCACACCACCTGCTCCTTTCCCTTTCGTGGCGAATGCCGTCGGGACTACATTATGCCAAAATCACGTCTCGACACCTTTTGTCGCCACGCCCTACAGCCGGCTTCTGGCCGAGTCACAAACGAGGACCTTGGGTTAAAGGTCACGAAGCTACGGGTTGCTGTTTCACCGTGGTACGATTTGCTAGTGAATGCTCTGGTGGACTACATTGTTAATTTAGTCTCCATACTCTTTGTCACTGGGCGCGGCACCTGCGAAGAAGTGGCAACTTGCCTACAGTAGTCTCAGCCGTCAATCAACTCTGCCTCGCTAGCAGAACATGCTGCAATGCATGTACGGCTGAAACTTATGCGCCATTGGTGTAACGGTAAGCATCCAAGTATAACTTGGAGGTGCAGGTTCGAATCCGGCATGGCGCTCCACTTTCGGGCGCGTACTGGTTTCGACTTATGCCATACGCTGATAGTTGCATGCCGTGGAGTTGTTCGTTAGCCACGTTAATCATCGAACTAAACATAACTGCCACGAATACTCGTCGCAACAACGGTCTGGAAGCGCTCGGGCTTCCGGTCGTTGCCTACGGTCCCCGAGTCGCGGTCGCAGAAGAGTCGTTCGCTGCCTAACGACAACGGTCTAGGTAGCTGGTGGAGGTCGGCTAGGAATACTAACTAGTCGTCCCTATTAAGCATGTCGAGACTATCAGTTGATTGTATAAGGACGTGGGTTCGACTCCCACCGCGTCCACCATTTCAACCAAGTAACTTCGTGGCCGGCGTCGGGAGCATGAACACGACGCATCGGTCTGGATAAAGTGCAGCCCTGCCGGCGTCTTTGCTCATCGCGGCGTCAGGTGGGGCGCTTGGTTTAGTTTTGGGCGCGTGGCGGAAGATAGACGCAGTCGGCGGACGTAGACACGACCTATTTATTATCACGGTAGCACCCGGAACTTGCGTGATAACAAGGCCTACGGGACAAAGTGTTTACAAATTGCAGGTATCGAATCCTGCCGCGCTCGCCACTTTGCTAGTGTTAGGCAGCCCGCAAGGCTGCTGTTGATCGGGCCCGATACAAAGGCCGCCAGCATGAAGGCGGCTCAGTAAATTGCAAATAGTTCGTGCTGCTGCGATGCAGCATTGCAAACAACAATAACACTAGCAATCCTCGTCGCTCCCAGAGAGCAGTGTAGTTGTGCACATAATGCGTACAAGGTGCGGGCCGCGCCAGAGAAAGCACAACGGGCCACCGTGGTTTATGACGATTTTCCTAGCCTTGTCCACGGCTCAAGCAATCAAGACTCGAATTTATTCATGGTCCAAGGTGCACCCTGGGGCAACTCCGCAAGAGCCATGAGTCCGTAACCAATCGGGCCGCTGGTCACTGCGAAAGTGTGACTAAAATTTTTGCAGTCAGCGGCGTGGATGGACACACATCTGTTGTTGGTGTACGAGCCGGGGTTGGCCACCCGGTTCCTTTCACTAGGAGAAGCCAATATCGCGGATCGCAGGCCGGATCCAGCCGGTATCAAGCCCGGCCTGACTGCAATTCACTTTCGGGAGCGTTGAGGAACGCAAAGACTCGCGGAGTAGACCAAGAATCGAAACGCACTATCCATCCATTGCGTAACGGCGTGGAGAGGTTGCAACCCTGGATATTGCAGGTTCAAATCCTGCCGCGCTCACCATTTGGCCTGTAGCTCAGTCGGAAGAGCAGTGGACTCATAATCCGCTGGTCACGGGTTCGAGCCCCGTCAGGCCAACCAATTTTCGGGGGTGTACTGGTTTCGATTTCACCAGCGCGTCCACAGTTGCATGCCGCGGATGTCTCGTTTGCCGCGTTACCAATCGGGGCGAAAATCAACTGCCACGAATACTCGTCGCAACAGCGGTCTCAGCGCGCTCGGCGCTGGTTTCGCTGCCAACGGTCCGAGCCTTGGTGTCGGTCAGTCGGTCGGTGCGTTCGCTGCCTAACGCGGAACTGGTAGCTGGTGGAGGGCGGCGCGAGCTGCCCCTAATTAAGCATGTCGATACTGTGGGTGTTCTGATGGAAGACGGGGGTTCGACTCCCCCCACCTCCACCACATTGGGGAATCGCAATGCAGGGCGGGTACCGCTTGCTGTGAATTGCCTATCCCGTCCGTCAACACGGGCCGCTGGTCACTGCGAAAGTGTGACTCCCTTTATGAAGAAACTGAACACCCGCCCACGCTACAAAATCGGCGAACTTCGCCGTTTCACGCCCCACCCACACCGCAACGCTGAACCGCGCCGCACATGGTCGCGGAGCAAATACCAGCCCGACGGCCTGAACAGGCGCGACAAAGGCAAGGTGCAACAGGCGACGCGCTTTACGTTTGCCACGAACGTGGGCTAACCCTCTTCGGCCACCGCCCACCACCATTTAGGTGACGACTGAAAGGCTCCGGCCGCCGACTGTTTCGGCGGCTGGTTCAGGTGGGCGGTGGCCTTTATTTATGACCGACGAAGATAAACCAATAGTAATATGTGTATGCGCCGGACTTCTTATGGTAGTTCTGGTCGCAGCTGCAATGTGCATCAGCAGCACGATCACCGACAGCGAAGCAATTCGCGCCGGCCTGATACAACAATACCGTGATGGCCACACACTCTGGGTAAAACCAGGGTGCGAATAGCACTGCCGGCCGCGCAGTCTCGCGGCCAATAGACCCGGCGCGGTACGCAATAACGTGTGCCGCGCCGGTTCTGTTATGAGTGATGAAGAGTATTTAGCTGAAGAAGACAGCATGTGGACCAAGGAGCGGGCCCATGAGCCTGAGTGTGGTGCAAGCGTAATAGATCCTACTACGAGCGGCCGCTGCGTTTGGTGGTGCACTCGGCCCGAAGGGCACACGGGGCTGCACGTAGATTGTGGATATGGCAAAATCTACCTGCGCTGGTCCACCGACTATCAACCACTCCCCACCCTCCTTCTGCCATGAGCCACTCCCGCCACTCGATGGGCGCCCGGATGCCCGCGGGCTGTTCATCCGACAACCACATCGGCACCCACTGGATGCCGCTTCGACCGCACCAACACGCCGCACGTGAACCCGTATGCGACCAGTGTGGTGGAACTTTCAAACACCTAAGGCCCTACAACAAGGGCAGGTATTGTCTGTCCTGTTTGGCCAACATCAAGTTCCCGTGACCACCAATGTACTCGTTGCCATCATTACCGGATACTGTAGTTGCCAACGTTGCTGCGGCCCAAACGCTACAGGACTTACGGCGTCTGGACGAGCGCCTATCGTTGGAAAAACTGTGGCGGCTCCGCGCAGCGTGCTTCTCGGCTCGACTGTCGTTATTGCGGGGCACAGGTATACGGCGCAGGACCGCACCGCCCGCCGCTTCGAAGGCAGGTTCGATATCTACTTTACCAACCACGCAGCAGCTAGAAGATTTGGCATTCAGACTAACACTGTAACCGTTATAACACCATGAACGAAAACAAACTAGGAACAATACCACCCAAACCTGACATCCGTGATGCTGTCCACGTGGCGATGATCTCCGTCCGATCGAGCGCAGACAAACCCATCAACCCCGGAACACGCATTCGAATCAAGGATGGCATCGGTCTGGTTGCACTCTACCAGTTCTCTGATTACGACGGCGTAGTCGACCCGTTTCGGTTGACGCCCGTTCAACCCAACGAACTCTTCTGGTTGTGTCTTAAACCTGGTTCGATCACATCATTGGTCTACCACTGGCAACACCCAAAGTTTCCGAACGAGAAGCCGGTAGCACAAACAGACAAAGGTCTATCCTTAGCATGGCTACAAGATTACGTCGACCGCAACTGCCCTTATGATAGGGATCTAAACCGATTCCTTGCAAACGTGAAAGACCGTGTCATCTATTATCACGGCACTGACTGCCACAATGCCGACGACGTGGAAAACTTCAACGAATTGTGCAGACATCTAAGTGTTGTTCTTGACATGGACATCACACCAGCGTACTTCGAAAACTTTTCTTGCAGCTGTTAACATAACACCATGACCATTACTACCTACGCCGTCTACGGTCGTGAACCGAAAGGACCTTGGCGTGCAGCGATTTCCAACCTCTGCCGTGCAAAGACTGCACGTATGATCTTGCGCAACCTTCGACGCACACATCCGACTCACGAGTTTCAAGTTTGTAAGACTGTCAGCAAAACTACCTATAACATATGGCCTCAAAACAAGTCCCTCAATACTACTGCAACCACTGCGGCAACGCGCTCAAGAAACCGGACGCCGCGTACTACACGATCCACCACGTCAGCGACATGCCCGGCACGCGCCACGGCGTGACCGCCGTGTTCAAGGGTCAACGTGTCCCGCTCGGTGAGGACGACACGCGCACCGACTACTGCTGCGCCCTCTGCCTATCCGACGCGTGCGACCAACTGGCCGCCAAAACCGCAGCCGCATCCACTCCTCCGCACGCTGGCACGCCTCCTGCGGAGTAGGCTTTCGTCCGTTTCACTTTGACCACAAAACGTGGTCGATAAACACAAAACACAAACAAACATATGGCCGATACTAACACCCCCGCCGCTCCCGCCGCCCCGACCGCCAAGGTCAAGACCCCGAAGTTCACTCCTCCCGTCGTGCCCCTCAACGGCAACGTGATGGGGATCAACCTCCGGTTGGTCAAGACCCAGCTCACCGTCGGACAGGGCAAAGGCACGCCGGTCATCCTCGACCCGGCTGACTTCAACCTGAACGACGCCATCAACATCCTCAAGGCGCACCCGAACGCGGTCAAGGCGTTCGTCCGTGACTGCGTGCGGCCCGCCCGCATCGCCGCCAGCAAGGGCGCGTACGACGCCGCGACCGGCGACTTCGACTACAACAAGTACACGTCGCTGCTCGACAACGAGCTGTCGACGGACCGCGCGCAGAACCCGCTGAAGCTGGCGCTCGCCGCCCAGCAGGAGTTCAACGAGAAGTACGCGCAGGAGATCATGTTCCTGACGGACACCACCAAGGTCATCGACCTGCGCGACAAGCTCAAGGCGGAGCCCAACAACGCGGAGCTGCTCGGAACCTGGAACAGCCTGCTGAAGGTCAAGCAGGAGATGGTCAGGCACTTCACTGCCGTGCAGATCGCACGTGAGGCCGACGCCAAGAAGCAGTTGGAGCATGCGCAGAAGCAGCTCGACAACGCCAAGGCGAAGGCCGCACCCACTGCCGCCTAAGTTCGTCTACCCTCACAGCCCCGTGGTGTTCACCCACACCACGGGGCTTTTCATTGTTCGTAACTCGCGGCACACCACCTGCTCACTAGTGAATACCGTATGCAACTCTCCCTCGACCACCTGCTGAACATACTATTCACGCCGTCCATCGCGATGGACATCCGGCCCCAAACATTGTTAGTCTCTACAGATCCGCGTCCACGTGTTCTCCCTCTCGACCTCGCCGACGTGCTAGAAACTTTCCAAGCCCACATCCCTGCCGACCTCCGCCCGATTACGATCTTCCGCTTTCCGAAACACTGCGAAGTGTGGCTCACCCAACTATGGCGTGAGTCGGTATCGAAACTCCTCCTCGACAAGGAGGCCAGCCGACAACGGATCGCAGCCCACAACGAGAACGCCGAAGTGCACCGACTGGTCCATGGCATACCCAACTTGGACAACAACTCGCGCGCCATCATCGTGACCGCAATCATCACCGACACGTTGCCGGACGAGATGGCGCAGGCGTTGAAGATCGCAGACTTTCTCGACAACTATCGAAAGAAGAAAACATGATCGCCAAAGCTACATACGAAATCCTCAAGGCCAACGTCACCACGTTCAACAAAGCGTCCGAAGAACTTAGCGACAAGCAGCTTGACCTGCTGTACACTGACGCAAGTGCAAACCGTGAGTACGACCGTGCCTACGCGTTCGCGCGGATCATGGTCGACAGGTACGAGCAACAAGCCGCCAACACACCAACACCGGAATCATTTCCGGCCTGACAGCCATGTTCAAAACCCTGATTGACCTCATGCTTCTGTTGGCTATTGGAGCCACGATGGGCACCGGCCTCCTGCTCCTGCACGCCCGCAACCCTCTGTGTGTGGTCGCTCTGTTGGCCTCGGCCCTGTTGGTCTGGTTGCGACAGTTGTGGGTCAGCTACGAAGAGGAATGAGATTAGTAATACTTAACACCCAATGAAAACACTACTCCCCGAAGAAATCAAACCCGGCATGGACATTACAGTCCTGCGCTACGTTCCCGTTGAACAGGTCCGGAAGACCGTTCGTTCTACGGCGCCAAGCTGCATGTGTTAGCTATCGATCAGCCCTATGTCGTTGTCAAAACACAAGACGTTGACCATCCGTTCTCACTCGACCTGCGCCGCACAACTTGCGGCCTACCGTCGGCCGAATGGCTAAAGGCCCTAACCACCAAAAAGTCCTAGCCATGCGCACCATCATCGACTTCCGCGACCTAGGCGGCGCCTTCTGGCTCGCATACTTTCCAACGCAGTACCGCCACCGCGACCTACCGGAGCGGCCGGTGTGGATCTCGACGCCCATCGTCGTGCTCGAACCTTGGGAAGTTGGACAAGAACTTGGCGGTAACTAGTAGTTATTTGTTATGAAAACCACCCGCACCCTGTCCGTCAAGGACATCGACCGACTACATACCACTCTCATCAACCTCGCCCACCCCGATCCGCACGACCCGGAGAACGAGTCTCACAGGATGGCACGAGCGTTGTGCAATCGGCGCAATGAAGACTATGCCAAACGAAACCGCTGCATCGGCCGTCTTGTTCGCGTTTGCGACGGCAGACTTGTAACTCTGGTTCAAGTGTTCTCACAATCCAAACTGTCCGACAACGAAGAGTGGACACACAACCCATGAAAACTCGCCGCCCACCTCGTTGGACCGTCCGTGAAAAGAATCGGTTTGCACTCCTCGCACTGGTCGAAGCGACCAACCCGGAGCGCATGTCCGAACGGAACTGGAACGAACTCGCACGGTTGGACCGGATCAGGCGTGCACACATCCATGCGAGCACACCGCGTAGTTTGCGTCGTCGTATCCGGCGTGCAGACAAATACCGCAAACGACTGTTCGCCTCCGCCGTCTTGCCATACCTCCCGTGAACCCTAACCACTCCATCACCTTCCGCCTCGCGGGTGGCGAGTTCGTGACCACCATCTTTCCACCCAACCACCCAATCGCCTACCTGTTCCTGCTGGTTAAGGACTGGTTCATCACCCACAAACCGAAAGCCGCGTTGGTCTATCTCAAGATTGTCCACGGCACAACTGTCTACACTATCGAACACGACCTATGTCCGACACCGAAATAAAGGTCCCCGGTCGCGCGACTGCGAAGTCGACCCTCAACGCGATCACCTTCATGCGCCAACAACAGAAGGCGCAGATCATGAACGACATGATGGCGTTCACCACAACCCGCCCAACCAACTGGCTCGAACTTGAGAAACGCTTGGGCGGCATCGAAGTACCACCGGAGTTCAAGTCCAAGATGTTCCGGTTGGACACACTCAGGGATTTCCTGTCGTTGTACATCAGCCAACCGAGCAACGACTTCGCACCTAGTGTGACTGCCGACGACGGCGACGTAGATCTGACCAAGATCGCCTGCAAAACCTACGGCATCTACACGCTCAAACCCGAACAGCAGTACGCGGTTGACCTGATCGCGGACAGAGCCAAGCTGCTCCATCCAGAACCACACTCCGAAGCCTTCCGCATCCTGCTCCAACCGGGTCGAACCGGAGCAGGTAAAACCGTGATGGCAGTGGCCCTCGTCAAGGAGATGTTCGACGCCCACGTGTTCGACGCGTTCGACGGTCCGTTCCCGTTGACCACCCTCAAAGTCCTTGTGCTCACGCCGAAGCCGGTCGTTCAAGATTACCGCGACGCCTTCGTGGCCGCCGGTTTGGAGGAACAGCTCATGTCCGGTGCGATCGAGGTCACCAACTACGCATCCATGTACAGCAGCAAATCGTCACAGTACTTCGACAGTGAAGAGTACGTGGACCCGACCAACGACCAGACCTCCATCGTGCGCACGTGGCACGCGTTCAAACATCCAACCCTCGTCATCTGTGACGAGAGCCACAAGCTCAAGAACAAGGACAGCCTCGCCCACCAAGCGCTCAAGGACTTGGCCCGACAGTCGCCGCACACAAAGTTCCTACTATTCTCTGCCACCCCGTTCGTGACGTTGACCGAGACCAACTTCCTTGTGACCCTGTCCAACAAGCCGTTGTTCTCCGGCCACCCGGTCGACGACGAAACGTTCCCAATGTTTGCACGGGAACTGGCCAAGGGCAACGACCCCAGCAAACCGAACGCGGAGGCGATCAAGCGTTTGAAGTCTCGGCTCGGCGATCACATCGTCGAACTGCCCTACGTCCGTTGGCCGTCGCGTCAGGTCAACATGATCCGCATGTGCGAGTTCGAAGACGACAAGGCCAAACAGATCTACAACTACGCCGACGAGCGTTGGCTCAAGAAGGCTCTGGCCATGGGCAAGTCGACCAACCACGGGTTCATCCAACAGATCCTGCTCGGCCAGTTCCGCAAAGCCGCGGAGCCGTTGCGCAACCACTACTTGTTCGACCAGTCCATGCGCGGCTACCGGTCCGGCGACTACGCGCCCGTGATCGGATGTTACTACAAATCCACGTTGGTCGACCTGCTGTTCCGGTTCGCCGACGCCGGCATTCCGCGCGAGCACATCTCAATCATCTGGGGCGGTGTGACCAAGTACAACCCGGACGAACTCTACACGCAGGAGGAGATGATGTCATCCGACCTGATGTTGAAGACCCTCACACCGGCCGAGGTCAAGAAGCTGGAGAAGTCCTTCAAGTTCATGGAGGACCGGATCATGCTCGGCGAGTCCGAAGCGGACCAACACGCACGCATCAAACGGTTGACCGAGTTCGGCATCTACGGACCCCAGACAGCGGAGCAACGGCAGTCCGAAAAACGCGCGTTCCAAACCGGCGTATCGCGTATTTGCCTCCTGACCGCCGGCGCCGGTGGCACTGGTCTGTCCCTCGACAAGTGCAACCACACCTTGCTCGACCGGTACGGCTACTTCACACCGCTGTACTCCGGACCGGAGATCGCACAGCTCGCTGGTCGACTCGTACGCCGTGCAACGGTGCAACCCAAAGTGCCGCAGCACTTCTGCTACATGGCGAACACGGTCGAAGAGACCTCTGTCATGCCCAAGATGGCGGCGAACCTGAGCGCCCTCGGCGCGCTCGCGTCCAAGAACTTCGACATGCTCGACATGATGTTGGCCGGCGGCGTACTCGCCTCGCGCGCCAAGCGGTTGACCGACGAGGAGGCCGCCACCATCGCCGAGAGCGAAGACTCACAGGTTATCGACAACACGCAGGACGAAGACTAGACTATGACAGTCACCTACCTAGACGGCAGTCAACCGTCTAACCAAGAAGTTGCAGTTGAACAACTGCTCGCACATCTCCGCGCCGGTGCGGACTTGTCGCAAGAGGCCATCATGGCCAAGCTGGCCGGCAGCTACCGCGAAGACCAGAAGCCACCGTTGGTGGCCGCACTCGACCGGATCGTAACTGGCGACCCCTCGATGGTCGAACTCAAGCGCCGCATCCGGTTGCTCGCTCCACGTTCCGAACCGGTGTTGATCACTGGCCCAACCGGAACGGGTAAGGAACTGGTCGCCCGTGCGCTCAACGGAACGCGGGCGCTCAACAACCACCCATTCGTGACCGAGAACTGCGCGGCCATTCCACGGGAGCTAACCGCCTCCGTGTTCTTCGGCCACGTGAAAGGCGCCTACACCGGCGCGCACCAAGATCGCGACGGGTTGCTCGTCGACGCTGGCAGCGGCACGATCTTCCTCGACGAGATCGCCGAGATGCCGATGGACACGCAGGCCATCCTGCTCCGTGCGATTCAGGAGAACGAGGTCCGGCGCGTTGGGTCGCTCAAGGTCCAACGCATCTCGTGTCGGTTCGTGGCTGCGACCAAGCACAACCTACCGCTGTTGGTTGAACAAGGTAAGTTCCGAGAAGACCTGTTCGCACGGCTCGCCGTATTCCACCTGCGCATACCCGGTTTCGACACCCGCCCGGCGGACATCGAGTTGATCGCGAAGTCCATCGCCAAAACGATGCCTGGGTTCGCCGACAACTACACCGAACAGGAACTTGCCGATACAGTCCTGATACCTCCTACCCACTACCACTTGGTCTACAAGTTCGGCGTCCGCGCGATCCAGTCTATGTTGGCCCAACTCGACGCGTACGGAAACCTCGACACGGAGGAGGAACCGCACGTGGCCATTCCGAGTATTGAGCTGTCCCAAACTGGCACGTGAACTGCTTACACCTAGATACCGTATTTCACTCTACCTATGGCTGACAATCTAGACATCTCCGACGACGCTTTGAAGTCGCTCGCAACGCTGGCAACCGTGTCCATGCAAAGCATGTCGATGCGGCGCGCCGGAACTTCCAACACCGTTCGACCCTACTACGCGGTCGAGTACGCCATCCGCGTTCGCGACGTGCTCGACGCGTTGTGCAAATCGCGCGAAACTCAGGTGCTCAAGTGCGACCCGCACACGTCGTACAGCACACACAAAACCCGTTGGTCGCAGGGCTCCAAATTCCTGTGCGACATGATGGACCCCGACGGGTTCTACAAGGACGTGCTCGAATGCGTCCGGTTGCAACACGACCTGCACGGTTTGGCCATGTTGGTCTCGTTCAAGATCACCCCAACACGGCTAGCCCTACAGTCCGCACCGGATTTCACACCCGCGTTGCGCGACTTCCTCGAACACGGCGAAGTGGGCAACAAGTTCGAACGCTCGGGCCTGACCCTCAACGACGAACAGATCGCAACCACAACCGCCATGGTCAAGGCGTTCGGCGACCAGTTCGTGTCCATCATCACACCAAGTTCGATCATGGTGGCCAAGCTGAAACTCGACCACATGTTGGGCCAGGCCGTTGTACATGAGACGTTCAGCCCAACAACTTCGGAGGGCGTAGGATGATCGTCACGCAAGAGGCACCCGTGGTGCAGACGCCAGCAATTACACCTACCGCACATGTCCCGCCGCACATCAACTCACTCGAAGCCCTACTCGACCTCTCCGTGGCCGAACTCGAAACCCTCAGCGACGCGCAACTGAACACAGTCCTCGCGCCGCTCTTCCCTGTCACGCGCCCGTCGGCCGAACGCGAAGCGTACGTCGCCGAGCGCAACGTCAAAGACCGCCTCGCGAAAGCGATGGCCAACCTCAGTGCACTCGAAAGTATTGGACTATGATCCCACTACCCCCACCACCTGACCGCATCCTCTACGACAACAGCGCCAACAGTGAGCTGCGCTGTCCGCGCCGGGCACAACTCAAGTTGATGCTCGGCCTCCACACACCTGCCGACCGGAACATGTTGTTCGGCTCCGCGTTCCACCGTGCGGTGGAAAGTTTGTCCAAGTGGGAACTACCACTTGACGATGGTAGTCACGAGTCGTTCAACTTGGAGCGCTTCCAACTGAACGGCCAACCCAACACACTTGCCATCACGCAAGCCGCCAGCGTCGAAGCCGCGAACCACTACAACCTGCAAGGTCTCGACGAGGACAAGCTCGCGATCATCGTGCGCAAGTTCTACCTCGAAGGTCAGGTGCCGAAACCAGCGTTGGGCATCAACAGCAAGCCCACCGTTGAGATCAAGTTCGCCCAACAACTTGGCAAGGACGAACCACCGGTCGTCCTCTGTGGCACGATTGACAACCTCACGGTGACAACCCTTGGAACCGACAAGACACCGTACTTGGTCGTGACCGACTACAAGTCGACCTCGCACAAGTCGCCGAGCCACCACTTGAAGGGCTACATGTTGGACAGCCAACTGCCGTTCTACCTGTGGTTCCTGTTCCACTTCCGGCACACGATCTTGCCTCTTGAACTGCTGGCACTTCCGCTCGCCGCCCGCATCCGCGGCATCTACGTGGACCTGTCGCCCGTGTTCTTCGCCGACAGCGACGTGATCACCATGTCGCCGCGCGTGATCAAGGACATGGACGCCGTGGTCAACGACTCAGTCAACCAACTGCACTACGTGCACGACCTGACCAAACGCGACCAGCTCGCACCCAAACTCGGCATCGCCCGTGGAGCCTGTAAGAACTGCGACTTCGCGCACATCTGCATCATGCACAACGAGGAGCGCGAACGGGCCACGATTGCGGCCGCACCGAAACGTACCTATGATCCAGCCAAGTTCCGGTAAACCTTATGTCCTACCAATCATCTACAAACGTATGACCACCAACCTCCCACCCGAAGAACTCTCACCCAAGATGCGCCTCCACGCGCAACTGCAAACCACCATCCGCGAATACGCCGACGTGGTGTTCCCAACAACCGCAACCGAGGAGTACCGTGAACAGATCCTGGAGTTCCTGTCCCACTCGTTGACCACGTTCGTCACGCGCGGCGTGGACAAGTTCGCCGCCGGCCAGCTCGAACACGGCGGCAACTTCTTCCGGTACGACTTCAAACATGAACAGGTCCAAGAACAGTACGACGGTTTCTTCTACGCCAACGGCGACGCGTGGGCCACGGCGCACCCCGAAGCGTTGGAGATTGAGGAGCCGCGTTAGGACATCCTTATGTACAAACCCTCCCACAGCATAGTTACAACCGCCGTGCCGGATTTGCGCTTGCTCCTACAAGGCGCGCCCGGCACCGGCAAGACGACGTTCGCGTGTAAGTTCCCGAACCCGTTCATCATCGACTTCGACCACAAGTCGCCAGCCGGCATCGACTCGGTGCCGTTTTGGAACGACGACTTCTTGACCTCGATGCAGAAGGTCAAAGGCAACGTCGAGCCGAAACACGACGTGCTCTACCGCTGGCTCAAGAACGAACTGCCGAAGTTCGAACGCGAACAGACGGTCATCATCGACAGTTGGACGATGATCCAAAACGAGATCGAGATCGCGGTCAAGGAAGAGCCGGAACACAAGACCAACAAGTTCCACCTACACGGCCGCCGCGCCGAAATCAGCCGCGCGTTGTGCGGTTTGATCAAACGCGCCAAGTGTCAGATCATCGTGACGTGCCACGAGAACGAGATCTGGAAGGACGGCGCACCGACCGGCAAACTCCGGCCACTGCAAACCGGTCAGTTCGCAGCCGAGATCGCGGGGCACTTCACGGACTACTGGCGCACGCACGTCGACCCGATCGACCGCGACGTTGCGACCGGCCAACCGAAGAAAACCGCGGAAGGAAAGATCAACCGCTTGCGCGGCTACTTCTGCCAACTCATCGCCGACGACGAGTGCGAGTGCATCACCAACCCGGTGCTCGGCGAGAAGGCCCGAGCCAAGGGAGTCTACTACATGCCGACCACGTATGCGGCTTACAAAGCCCTGTACGAATAGGCACACCACCTGCTTACATCTTCGCGCACAGTAAAAACACAAAACAAACAAACAAATACCATGAGTCAATACGCAGCTAAGCCCAACGACAACAAGACCTCCAACGGCGTCAAGCTCCCGGCCGGCACCTACACCTGCCGGTTCTTGACCGCCAAGTTCGAACCCACGTCGACCGGCAAGATGGCCATCAAGTGCCGCGCCGAGATCGTCTCCCCCGACACCGTCGAGATCGACGGCGTCGAAACCCGCATCGCGTCCAACGCGTTCAGCTTCATGTTCCTCTGGGTGCCCGGCGAGGACTGGGGTTTGCCGCGCGCACTGGCCGCGTTGGTCAAACTCGGCTGGGACGCGGACCAACCGTTCGACCCCGCCAGCGCCGACGACATGAACGCCGTGTTCAAGAACACGTACTTCAACGTGGGCCTCACGAGCCGCGCCGCCTACAAGCTCAAGGTTCCGGGCAAGGTGTCCAACGACAAGACGCCCGAAGCCGACTACCTGTTGATCGATGGCCAGAAGGTGCTCGACCGCTACGTGATCGAGTGCAACATCCAGGACATCATCGGCAAGTGCGACGAAACCGGCAGCTCGTTCTGATATGTCACCAGCTGAACAGAACAGCTACGCACGCAATCAGGCGGAGGCCGCAGCAAATCAAGCCTGTGGACAAGCTGTGCCACAGCAGCTCGGCCAGTATGCCCAGACGGGTGCAGTCGATGTGCCCAATCCACGCATCCGCGAACTCCACATCACGCCCGTGTTGAACGGCTGGCTCGTTCAATGCGGCTGCAAGACAATCGTGTTCACCAACCTGACCACGCTCACACAGGAAATCCACAACTACTATAGCGACCCGAACACCGTGTCCAAGCGCTATCTCAAAGAAGCGGTTAACAAAGTATGAACCTCCCCGACGACCTCGCAACCACCGCACTCGGCACGCCCGCAGTGGTCAACGAGCCCAACCCGAAAACCGAACTCGAGAAGTTCCATGAGTTCTTGGACAACGCTGCAACCAACTCCGCTCAAGTCGCAGCGAACTGGAACACCCTCGCGTCACGCGCCAAGTACGACGAACCCCTCGCGCAGGCGTTGATGATGGTGTTCTCCTCGCAGCCGCAACAGCGGTAACCCTCAAACCCTCCAGCACGGGTTAACCGTGTTTGGAGGGTCTTTAGTGTGGATCGAACTGGTCCCCACTACAGACCCTCTATGAAAGATAATCCACTCAACACTCAAGTCGGCGGCAAACACTACAAAGACCTCGCCATCCAACCGGCCGAGTTCGTCATGGCCAACAAGATCCCGTGGGCCGAAGGCAACGCGATCACGTACATCGTGCGACACCGGAACAAAAACGGGCGCGAGGATCTTGAGAAGGCCAAACACTTCATTGACATGATCATTGCGAGGGAGTACCTGACGGAGAAAGAACTTAAGGTGGACGACCTCGACTATCCGTTGGGGAAGTGGTTTAAAAATCGTTCGGGCGGCGAGCCGTTCAAAGTATGCAGTCGCAAAGGTACTAGGTACCACTGTGAATACGTGAACTCTGATGTAGGGTTTACAACTGACTTAAACGCTATTATCACCTGCCTCCAAATCTCTGCCCCCTAACGTCCAAACCACCATGATCTACCCAAATCTGCCTGACCGCCGTGCCGACGCTACCGACGCTCTGCAAGCCGCTTTCGACCAAAGCGGCAAAACCGGCGAGTGCGTTGTCTTGAGCGGTTTCTACCGAACCAGCCGCACCCTGTTCCTCCACGGCGCCAACGTCGTCGGGGTGCAACCTATCAACCGCTCCATGAACTACGGCGCCGAGCACTACAACATCATCGGCAACGCCACCATCCACGCCGTTCACGGGTACCCGGTGATCGTAGCCGAATGCCATCCGCAATCGTACCGTGCGCCGGTGCTGCAGAGCTTGGTGCTGGTCTGCTAGCACCAGTCCAACAAAGGCCAGCGCACCGTCGTGGACACGCCATGCATCCAAGTGAAGTCTGGCGTTGGTAAGTCTCCTCTCGTGGCGCGCAACCTCATCATCGACGCCGCCGGCGTGGGCATACTGCTGGAAGCCGGCACCGGCCAGCACATCTTCGAGGACATCATGATCAAGTCCTCTCGGACCGCCGGCATCCGCACGCTGTCCAACCACACCGTTGTCGACAGCTGGTTTCGGTCCATCTACATTACCGGCCTGTCGCACCCGGACTACACGGACGCCACAAAGACCCCTGTTCCGCCCACACCGGTTGGTATCGACGGGATACCAGCGTCGTCGTGTTTCCACGACCGCACGTTGATCGAGCATTGCGACCTCGGCATCCGAACCGGCACAGTGTTGAACCAGCACTTCGCCGACCTGTTCATCGACGACGTACTGCGCTCGGGCATCGAGGTCAACGACGCCTACACGGCCAAAGAGTACTTCAAGGCCATGACCATTCAACGCCTGCACATGCAAACGGGTACGGAGCCGGGAGCCCGAGCACCTTGGTTGTTCAACGGGCGTGGACCCGGTAAACCTATTGTAGCCATCGGCAGCGCCCACTACAGCACACGGGGCGCGGGCACTTGGACAGATCCTAAGATCCGTCCGGCGCAGGTTCAGTGGGTGTGATTGTTCTAGAGGAGCAACTGTATGACAACCGACACCCCGCGCACAGATGCCGAAGAGTACACACAGGACGACAGCAACCCACCTGAAAAACTCGGTTTGGTCGACGCTGGTTTTGCCCGCCAACTCGAACGCGAACTGAATATTGCCAACGCCCGCATTTTACAACTAAAAGAAGCCGGTGGTGCATTGTGCCAACAACTCAAAGATGAACGCAGTGATTGGAGCGACTGGACAGAACAAACCCGAGAGGCCATCGAAAAATGGACAAACGTACTATAATGCCCACCCTCATCATCCACGAGCCCTCCCGGTTCGACCGTTCGAACAACACGCCGTTCTGCTCGACCGCGGGCGAGTGGTTCTTGCGTGAGCTGGACAAGTACGACAACGGAAACCGCACGGTGCTGTCGCTGGAACAGTTCCAACGCCTTGGCGGTTTCCGTTGTCCCGACGTTGCGGGTTTCACGCACATCCTTGCGGTTGGTGACAAACCGCGTGTTGCAACCATCGGCAACCGGATTCCACCCGGCTACGCGATCACCAAGTTGAACGGCGCGAGGTTGCTCGCCACGTTCGACCCGCAGGTCGCACACGATTTCCAACACGAAGACGACGACGAGGACGATGGCGAGGACCAGAGCAACAAGGACATCACGGCCACGCGGCACGCGAACTTCCGCTACTGGATTCAGGTCCACATCGACAAACTGTTCAACCCTCGGCCGGTTGAACCGCAACCGGCGTTCCTCGTCAAGCCCACCCTAGCACCTGTCACACAATGGCTACTCGAACTCTCCAACTCGTTCCTCTACCTGGACATCGAAACCCGTGGCGACTTCGCGCTGCACTGCATCGGGATAGCTGGCGAGACCGGTCCGATCTACTGCGTGCCGTTTTGGCTCTACAATGGCGCACTCGCCTACGAACAGAAACAACTGTTCGCTTTCTGGCGCGCACTCAACATCGCCGCGAGCCGTAACACGTTGGTGATTCACAACAGCATGTTCGACCTCGCCGTGTTGTGTCACCAGTACCGTTTCATCGGTGCACGACGTGTCTACGACACGATGATCGCGCAACACCGCATCGCGCCCGAGGCGGAGAAGTCCCTCGCACACTGCATCGCGCAACACACGGAGATGCCGTTTCACAAGGACCAGTTCGTCCATCCGAGCAACCCGACGCAACAGGACCAGCTCTGGCAGTACAACTGCCGCGACGTGTGGGCCATGCGGCTGATCAGGCGCGAACAGGTTCGTCTTGCGGAGAAGTTCCCCGGCATGCTCGACTCGATCAACGAAGGCAACAAACTCGTGTTCCCGTTGTTGGTCAACAGCCTGCGCGGGTTGGCCGTGAACGAGGCTAGGCTCAAAACCGAGATCGACCACGCCCGTCGCGTTTGCGAACAGTTGTACCGAATCCTGCACATCCTTGTGGGCTACAAGATCAACGCCGGCAGCTGGCAACAACTCGGTGTCTACTTGTACGACCAGATGGGCTACGCCGTACCGTTCAAATCTGAGACCGGAAACCGGAGCACCAACGTCAAGGCGTTGTACAGCCTGTTGGTCAAAACCGCCAACCCGGCGATCAAGGTGATCCTCAAACTCCGCAAGGCGCAGAAACTTTACAGCAGTTTGAACTTCAAACCCTACCACGGAATACCATGACCCTCATCCGCCCCATGCTGTGCCGCAAGGTGTCGTCGCTCGACGAGATCGACACACCGAGCTGGCTGAGCCCGAAGCTCAACGGAATCCGCGCCACGTGGCACCCACAGTTCGGGTTGTTCCAAACCAAACACGGCAAGTTCTGGCCGTCGTGGATGACCACGTTGATCTGGCGCCACCCTGACCACTACCCAACCGCCTACCTCGACGGCGAGTTCCTGTTGCCGAACTTGCAAGACCTCGGCTCCGCGATCGGCGTGAACAGGCACAAACCCGGACCGCAAGCGGAAGACGTGACGTTCAACGTGTTCGACGTTGTGGCGGAAAGCAGCACTGCAGGCGAGCGGATCGCCTATCTCAATAACGTCGTCCTTCCTCGTCTTGGTATCAGTCGTACTAAGATCGTCCAACACGGGCTGGTCTACGACACCGAACAGGTTAAAGCCTACGCGTTGGCGCATTCGCACCACGAAGGCATCGTCAGTCGGCCCCGTGATTCGCTCTACCTCGAAGGCAACAAGCTGGTCTGGAAGGCCTACAAGTTTCAAACCGACGAGGAGGTCACAATCGTGTCCTGCCACGAAGCGGTTGGCAACCTCGCCGGAATGCTCGGCGGTTTCACGGTGCGACGCGGCAACGACGTGTTCGACGTTGCGTGTTCAGCGTTCACACACCCACAGCGGCAGACCTTTTGGATCCAACAAGACTCTCTCATCGGCAAACAACTGACAATCCGTTATCCGTACAAGTCAACAACCAACGTCCCGTTGCAAGCCCAATGCGTTGCGATCCGGGACTACGAACAATGAACTCCAATGAACGTACTCAACTCCCAATCCTCGGTGCCCTCGTCCACGCCCCCGTCCTCTACAAAATCCTCGGAGTCATCCGAGAAGGATATGACACAATCTTCCTCGGCACCTGCGAACTCAACGAGTTCGAAAACGCCATTTACGGAATTACGCGTAAACAGTCCTTCGACATCAACTCCCGGTTCAACGGTGCTCGGATCATCCCCGTCGTCTACGCCAACTTCTTCGCCGTGTGCAAGTCTGCTGATTTTCACTCCATGGACTAAGGTCGAACGGTCGTGGGAAATCACCAACATCCTGAACTCGGAGGGCATCACAACGATCAAGCTGTTCGACGCAACACTGTACTACCGCCACGGCCACCCGTACGGCGTGTTCGTGAACGGGGAGTACTGGCTCGACCGTCGGATCGAGTTGAACGTGACCATCACCGACGAAAGGTCGTTGGCCGGACCGAACTTCCCTGCGCGTTCGCAGGTTCGTGACGGAGCGAAGTTCTACCACACGATCAACAAACGCGAGTACACCTACGACGACAAAACCGGGAAGTGGAAATGAAACTTACCGAAGAACAGAAAGACTTGCAGCGAATGGCACTGCAGCGAAAGGCAGTGTATCACTGGGAACAAGCGCGTTGGGCTTCTTATTACTACTTGTTCGAAGCTAAAACACCAGAACACAAGGAGCGCTTGCTGCGTCGCGCCCAAGGTCATCGTACCGAGGCATTACGTTGGGCAGCAAAATCAGACCGCTACAACAAACAAACATGTCCATCTACTTCACAACCAGCTGGAAGCCAACCGGCACCAAATCCTTCCGGCTCGCAGCCAGCCAGTTCGTGATCGACAAGTCCGGCGGCAACGCGCAGAACCCGGACAAGCTGTTCATGACGTGTGTCGAACCGCGTCCGGGCAACGTGTTCGTGCAGGCCGACCAGTCCGGTGCTGAGGCGTTGATCGTCGCCAACGAGTGCCGGGCTGGTCGGTTTCGGTCGTTGTTCGACAACGGGATCAAGCCGCACACGTACATGGCGTTACAGATCTTCCGCGAACAGCTTCGCGGTGAACACTCGGCTGACCGTTATTGGGCCGCCGATCCGGCAGCGCTTGTCAAACTCCCGGAGTGGTCTGCGTTGAACAAGCGCATCTCGAAGTCCAAGGAGTGCGAACAAATGTACTTCCTTGGCAAGAAGGTCATCCACGCTAAGAACTACGACATGAAGTGGAAGACCTATATCGACAACGTGTTGGTCACATCGCACGGCGACATCGTGTTGTCGGCCGCCGAAGGCAAGTACCACCTGAACACGCACGAAGTGTTGTTCCCTGAGATCCTTGAACAGCAGGAACGGGTGAAGACCGAACTCCACACAACCCGGATTCTGCACAACCTGTTCGGCCATCCCCGTCGGTTTGAAAAACGGATGACGGCCGACATCGAACGCGAAGCCCTAAGCTTCATCCCGCAGAGCACGGTTGGAGAGATCACCAACCGTGCTTGTGTAACACTCCAAAACTACATCGACGACACTGGCAAAGCCGGACGCTGGCATTTCGCCAACAACAAGCACGACAGTTTGATGGCCGAAGTACCTGCGGAGGACGGCATGGAATGTGCTAAACTGCTGAACTCCCTGTTGTGTGTCAAACTGACCTCCACAACAGGGATAACCTACTACATGAAATCAGAGGTCGCCATAGGCAAAAACTGGGGCAAGTATGACGAAGAGCATAACCCTGACGGCATGAACGAGGTGAAGATATGAACGTACCTACACTACGCATGCTGGGCGACATGATTACTCGTCACCACTACAACTCGTGTCGTCCGCTGGACAACGACAAACTGCGTTGGGTAATGCACCCAAAAACGGAGTACAATATTGCACAAGCATTCATGGGACACGGCTGTAGACACTTTGTGTCTAGTGCAAACAATAACCAACTACTAGACATCGCCGTGATCTACGACACCAAAATGCCGGAGAATGCGGTTCAACTATATGTCAACACCCAAACTTGATAGGTTTCAGCCACCCACATATGAAGAGTGCGCCATCGCACAACGCGACGATCTCGACCGTTGCGAAGAGTGCGGCCGGAAGCTTAACTACGACGGTGAGTGTTCGGTGTGTGATCGAGAGGACGAGGACGAATCATGACCAACTCCCAACGCTGGAACCTAGTTTGCCGCGACCTGCCCAGCTCACAACAGTGGATCGACCTGGCGTTGTTGTCTCTAATCTCGGCCGCGTTGGAACGTCGTGTCTGGTTCGGTGACAAGGGTCGCGAGCTGTACTGCAACTTGTTCGTGACCTTCGTAGGTCCAGCCGGTTTCGGCAAAACCATTGCGGCGAAAGAGGTGTTGCGCGTTCTGGAGTTGGTCAAACCGCCCAAGGAGTGGAACCGGTTCGAAATGGACCGCACGCGTTCGCGGTTGGAAGTACCGAGCCGGTTCTACCTTGGACCCGACACCACGACGTTCGAAGGCCTGCTGGCCGACATCGCCAAGGTGCAAAGCCACTTCGTGTTGAACGGGGAGAAGGTCGCACAACGCCCGTTTGTGTTGTTGATGGAAGAGTTGTCGTCCATGTTCCGCCGCGGACACGAACAGATCCCCAAAGCGTTCTTGTCGTTTTACGACTGCGGCGACTACATCTACACACCCAAGAACGCCGAGGCGGCGATCATCCGCAAACCGGCGGTTGTGTTGTTGGCCGGCACGACAATCTCGTTCCTACAAGAAGCCAACAAGTTCGGCATCTTCGGCGACGGGTTGTCGTCGCGCATGATCTGGTCGTACGACAACACGATCCGCACAGCGATCTTCGACCAGGGTGCTCTGGACGGGGAACAACTCGCCGCGCGTGCGAGCCTTGCAAACTGGGTCGACAACCTGACCCGCGTTGTTGGTAAGTTGACCTACGCGCCGCGCACTGCGCAGATGCTGCAGATCTGGTACGAGAGCAAGCACATCCCCGAGCTGAAAGCCGCGCCCACGTATCTGCAAGAGTTCCTCGCGCGCAAACCGGTACACCTGCGAAAGCTCGCCGCGTGCATCCACTTCTTGCGCGACACGTCGTTGGAAATCGACCACGCCGCGTTCGAAGAAGCCCTACACTTGTTGGACCGGATTCAGGCCAACCTCGTGTTCCTGTCGGTCATCGGTCGCAACGAGCTTTCTGGCATGCAGGTTGCTGTCTACCAGAAGATCAAACGCGACAAGCGCATCGCGTTCGCCGAACTGTTGTCTTGGTTCGCGGCGGACTTGTCGATGCGCCAAATGCAAGAGATTCTCACCATGCTAACCGCGATGGGCAAGATCGTCCAACGCGTTGACACCAGCATGGGTACGAGGCAAGAAGTTTATGAGTACATCCGTTAAACACCAAACCACATGAACGTTACAACCGAAGAAACCGTATCCCCGTTCGCACCGCCAAGCGCAACACCCGTCGTGTCGATCAACCCGATCGACTTGGTCGCACAGTTCCACACCAAGTTCCGCGTGCCGAAGAAGTTCAGCGACTTGCGCGCGAAGCTCATCGCCGAAGAGTTGACCGAACTCAACCACGCGCTCGACGGCGACGACCGCCGGGAGATCCTCGACGGCATCCTCGACGTGATCTACGTCACGGCCGGAACGTGCGTCGTGTTGGGCGTTCCGAAGTTCGAACCCCAAGCCGCGTACGACGAAGTGTTGAAGCAGTTGCCCACGATCAAAGGCGAGCTGTCCGTGCTCCGCGCGCAGGCGTCGATCTACTTGACAACGAACGCGCAGCAGTTCAGCTACACGGCGGCGAAGGACTACCTCAACAACCTGTACCAGTTCTGCGTGTTCCTCGCGCGTGAACTGGGACTGGAGATCGACGACAACTTCTTGGCGGTGCACAACAACAACATGGCCAAAGTGTGGCCGTTGTTGGACGCGAACAAGTTCGTCGACTCGAAGGCCGACGACGGCTACACGTTGGAGGAGCTGCCTAACGGCATGGCTATCGTGCGCGACGGCGGAGGCAAAGTCGTCAAACCGCGGAACCACCCGAAGCCGGAGTTGAGTGTATGAAGTGGTACAGTTTGTGCTAATCGTGTTTTGTCAGTAGTCAGTTGTCAGTGCGCGCGTAGCGCGCCTGCACTAAACAGGCCAGTAACCTGCCGATCTATTGACAAGACCAAAATGACATACGCACAAGCTAAGCGCAACATCGAAACACTCCGCAACCCAACATCCAGAATGGAAGCCTACGGTTCGTCCCACTGGGTGGTATTGTTCTTCGACAACAAAGATAGGGTCTTTCGCGCCTACGACGCGAAGGACCCTATTTCGTGTTTGGACTCCGTGACCCGGAATCACCCGACCTACGAGTACGTGGTCGCGAAGGGCATGCCAACCGCAGGTTCTGCGGTTGAATGGGCGAAGGCCTTTCGGCTCGTTGCGGATCTAACGCCCGAACTGCTCACCCTCCTCGAAACCGGCCGCGTTGCCGACAAACAGTAGTGCCAGTAGTGCGTCCGTAACCAACTTACAAGCTACGCGCGCTACGCGCGCCCTTTACCACTGACCGCCGACATGAAACTCATCATCGCCACACCCGCTTCGACGCATCCGTGTTTTTTCACGAAAGATCTGACGGACCCCGAGGCACAGAAGTACCTCGGGGACCTTCAGATGAAATACGGAACACCTTATCGCCTGCTCCGCATGGACCTCGAAAAGGTGTTCCGGCAGTTACACCAACTCGGCGCAACCGTGCCGTCTATAGATCAGGGACAAACTGTCGAGCCATGTCCGACTTCGCAGAGTTCAACGCCTGCCGCATCGCCGCCTCCGACGCCCGGCGTTTGAGTTCTTCATCGCCGAACACGGACCTCAAATAGCTGGCGTACCGAACCGCACCCAGATCGTCATTTCCGTCCAACGACGGGAATAGGCGGTCTGGGTTTCTTGCTAGTGACTCCAACTTGTCCTTGAGCAGATCGGGACGTGTCTTGTACTTATCGACATAACGTTTAACTAGGATGTCCAACAACTCCGTCGCTTGAACCATGTCAGCCGTCTGCTTGAACTCCTTCTCCTTCATGCCGATCGCCGGGTTCGGCGTTGCCGGGTTGCGTTGACCCTGCTTGTCGTTGACCAACTGTTCGTACACGCTGCGGTCGCGCAAGTCGGACTTCCGCTGCAACTCATCCTTCATCGCAGGCAACTGGTTCATGAGTGCCCGGCCGGTTTGGAACATGTTGCTCAACATCTGCTTGGTCAACACGCCAGCGGCATCGATCGGATCCTCGCCCGCGTTCAACGCCTCGATGTACGACACGCCGGCGTTGACGAGGTCCTTCAAGAACACTTCGTTACCGGCGACGAACACGAGGTTATGAGCCGCATTCCCCGCCAGCAACTGTGCCGCTTGGTTGGCTAGCGTTGAGTACATACCTGCCACACCGGCAAGATTGACCGCGTCTGTCAACCACGCCGCCCGTTGGCGTAGGTGCGACTCGCCCGTCATCTCGTCGGCCGTACTGATCTCGCGCCACGTTGGGCCGGCTTTGCGCTTGTTGACAAACTCGTTGAGGAACTTCGTCAACGGCACTGTGATACCTGCGGCTGCGGCCAAACTCATGATCAACGGACCAGGGTTCCCATTCGCCGCCGGTTTGAGCACATCCTTGTAAAACGTGTTCGACTTCTCGATGTTCCACTTGAACACGGAAAACAAGTCCTCAAACGTCTTGTTGCCGCTCCAGATGTACGTCGGCAACTCGCGCGCGTCGTACGTGCCCTCGATCGCGCTGGTCAAAGCGAGGGTCAACTTCTCACCCGCGTGTGGTGCGGTTGGATCAACACCCAAACGGCGCATACCGTCGACGTCGTTGTCGGCCAACATCTTCGCCGCACGGATTTCGGCCTGTGCCGTTGACAGAACGCGGCTGGCCTCTTCAAGTTTGCCACGTCCACCCCACTTGCCGATGGCGTCGGCCGCTTGACCGAACAGCTCCGCAACGCGGTCGGTGCTGTACGTGTTGTCCGCGTACGCGAGGTCGGACTGCGAACGGCGAAAACCGCCGCGCGCAATAGCGCGTTCGAGCACGTCGTTGTAGTTCGAACGCGCCTCGTTGAACGCGCGCAGTGGTACGGATACGTCGTTGCCTGCGTACTTGAACATTTCCGTCGGGAGCTGCAACACGTTGCGCACACCGGCAACGGCCGCCAACTTCATGCTTGACGCCATGCGCATCGCTTGATGAACACGTTGGTTGAACGGGTTTTCACCACCAACGTCGCGACCACGGTAGGCCGTCATCGCGTGCACGACGAACGGGTCCTCCTTGATGTTGGGTACATTAGGGATCGGAGTTTGCTGACCGTTCAACCCAACACCGTACGGTTCTTCAACGTTCTTGTAGAACGCGAAGTCCCTCGCGGTTCGGCGACCGTAGGTTGTCAACGCGCGAACGGCATCGACCTCGCGGATCGGGATGACCTCGCCGTTGACCGTCACGCTCGCCGGCAAACCGAAGCCAGCCTCTTTGCGCAACGGGCCAAAGTGCGTTGACAAGTCTTGGTCAGGCTCGCTACCGCGCAACCCGTCCACGTAGCTGCGCGCCTGAGTAGCAGCCTCTTGTTGGGCTTCGAGCAATCCCTTGCTCGCGACGATCTTAGGGTCGACCCAGTGGTCCGCGATGGCCTTTTCAATGGCGTGCGACTCGGCGCTCGACCCTTTGGTCGTAAGCCAATGCTTCGCAACAGTGCTGATATTTTCCGGTTCATAGTATGGCCTCGGTTTGATGACCCTCGGACCGCCCTGCGCGTTGACCTCGTTCGCGATGCCGGTGTAGTGCGCGTCGAGTTTGTCACTCAACGCTTTCTCCTCCGGCGTGAACGCTGGCGCACCAGTTTTGCGGTACCACTGAACGCGCTTGGCGCGCACGTCGTCGATGATTGCGCGTTCGTCGGGAGTGAGTTGTTCGGTAATGTCACGTGCCCATTTACCCTCGTAGAACGAACGATCGTTGAACGCCCGCCGGAACGCGAACTCAACTTCGGGATCGCTGATCCGGTCGATCGTGCTGAACCCTGCGCCTTTGCTGTACTTCGTGCCACCGAAACTGTACGGTTCGCCCGTGGCGCGACGAGCGGCGGGTACATCGATCGGATACAGCCTTCCGGTTGCGGTTGTTTTCGGCGTACCGTCTGGGTTCTTGAGGATGAGGTCGGAGCGCGGTTTCGCCGGACCTCCTTGTGGGTGCGACATTACTTCAACATCATCTTCAAAAGCATTCTTATGCTCCCCAAAGCTAATGTCCTCGCCGGGGTGGCCAGTAAGCTCAGACGCAATGCGGTGTAGTTGACCCTTCTTGGCATCATAGTTGAAACGCATGCCGCCTTCTTGTGAAGGACGTTGCAACACTGCCCAAGTGTCACCAAGCTTGTCGACGTAATACTTAGTGTCTGGATCTATGGCAGATAGAGTCTTATGCATATATTCCTCAGCAGCCTCTTTCGAACCAAAGCCACCACGATAGTTCTGCATCGCAGCTTGGTCATGCATCTCCGTCAACATCGCTGTCTCCGCGTCGCTAACCGCGATGTGCGTTGCGCCCTCTTTGCGCGCTTGGTCGATAGCGGCCTTGAGGATTAGGCGGTTGTAGTCGGCGAGGAGAGGGTGATCGGTAGCTTGCAGTCTTTCAAGACGAAAATCTCCTGGCTGATAGCGTTCAGCGATTTTACGTTTTTCTCGCATCTCCTGCCCCCAACGGCTCTGCGCCTCAATTACGTGCGCAATTCGCTCCCCGTTCGGACCGGTCTCATACTGGATCGCGGCCCAACCTAGCGTGTTCGGCAAGTTCTCATGGAGGTTGTCTTGCTTCCATTGAATGCGTGCATCATCAGGCACACCACTCTGAGGATGTTCACTTGGAATCACCACATCCACCCGTTGCAAATTCCTCTTGCCCTTCGTAGCCGTCCACTCAGGCATCGGACGGTCGACCGGACGCGGCGAGATAGAGTTGTAGTAGGTGGTGGCGGTGGGGGAGGTATCCCAAGGTTCATTGACAATCTGTTTGGCGAGATCATTCAGGCGCAACAACTTAACAACCTCCACATTGGTAAGTTCGCCACGCCGGTTAGCACGTCCAATGTTTAGTGCTGTCCGCTCAAACTCGGAATCAGTTCCCGCACCACCAATATCCTCCATGTGGTCGTGATGCAGCCCTCGATAAGAGTCAAGTTCACCACGCAACTTATCATACTCCCTCTTCGCCGCACTCACCGGTCGGTCCATCCCGTAGTTCTTGACCTCCGCCCGCGGCCCGTTAGCCCTAAGCCAGTCAGCCGCTTCCTTGGCGTTGACAGTACCTTTCTCGTTCGCCCACTGGACAAACGGTTTGAGCAACTCCTGTTCAACCTTCGGCAGCTTGGCGATGCGACCCACAAGCACTGACGACGGAACGTTACCGGCCTTGTCCAGTTGGACACCGAACGGAGCGCCGCTGCGCAACTCCTTTTCGGTTTGCGTTGCGAACGTACGGTCCTTGAACGGGTCTTCCGTGGACGGCGTATCCATGGTTCCACGACTGTACTGCGGCTGATCCGCATAACCGCCCAACGCGTCGTGTTGGAGCTGTTGGTTGACTTCGAGGTCTGACAGTCCTTCGCCGCGCATCTCCTGAATGTATTGAGCCAACTTTGGTTCAGTCTTCGCGAGCCCGTTCAAACGCCACCGAGCTTTGGCCTCAGTCCAAACGGTGTCTTCGTGGTTGGGGAACTCGGCGCGGAGTTCGGCGACGCGTTCAGAGAGCAGTGCAACCGGCTTGCGAGGCAGGTTGGCCTCCTCCTCACTTCGCACCTTAGTGTCGGCCGGTTCGCCAAACTTGGCTTGGAAGTTGGGCACGTAGGTGGGCGCAGGCCCAACCGGCTCAGGCTTCCGCATCCCGGACGCAACCTCTTCGTCGGTCAACGCGCGGTACGTAACGCCACCGCCCTTGCGGTCCGGGCTCGCGGCGAGCATGTTGCCGAGTTGGCGCAGCACATCCGCTTTGTCGCCCTGACCGCGGAACACGCGCCACGTTGCGCCGACATCTTTCCAGAAACCCCAGTCCTTCGCAGCAATGCGTTTGAGCAACTCAACACCTCCGTGACGGGCCACAAACTCCTGCGGCGTGAGGTCCGGTTCGGAGGCTACGGCGGCGAGATACTCCGGGTCGTCCTTGAGTCCGGCCTCGAACTTCGCACGTTGTTTCGCGTCGAACCGGTCCCACGCGACGTGGGTCGCTTCGTGGGCCAACGTGTCGGCGCGTTGCGTGGTCGCAGTCACGGCCGGCGGAACCTCAACAACTCCGTCCGGCGTTTCGACCTTCGCACCAGGCCGGAACTTTCCGTGGTACGACGTGTCCGGGTTGGACGGGTCGTGCAACGGAACAGGGCTGCCGACCACACGGGTGTCAACACCGCTTGCGCCGAGCGCGGAGGCCAGACGGTATGTCGCCTGCTGGCCCTGCGGAACCGCACCGGCTTCGGTGTTGAAACTCTCAGGGGTTTCGGAGGACAACCGTTCGCCCTCAACAGCACCAGCCGGTTTGACCTTCGTGGTCCCGCCAGGAACCGCCGCTTGTCCAGCAGCGGCAGCGGCTTGCATGCCCTCCAGGCCAACGACTTCGGCCTGCACGTTGGGCGTCCCGTTCGGCGCGTCCGTGGTCACAACCGCAGCCGCGTTCGCCGGTTTGGTGCTTTGCGACATGCCCAACAACGTGGCGTCGAACTGCTCCTTGTCCGCGGCCAACACGGCCTTGCGCGCCTGCGCAGCGGACTTCCACTTGCGCGGATTGAAAAACGCCGTTTTGCCATTGGTCAACACGACCGGCAGAAGGCCCTCGATAGCATCCGGCGCGTCCTGACCATCCGTGAACAGCACAACCTTGCGCGTTGACTTGGGGTCCAACGCGGCCGCAACTTGGGCGTCAACCGTTTGTGGGGCGTCGGGAACCGGCGCGTCCGGTGTGGCCTTCCCCAACGCCTCCGCAGTCGTAACCTTCGGCTTGGGCGTTGTCAAACCGGCGTTGGCCTTGTCCAACTCCTCCTGCAACGCAGCTTGTTCGGGCGTCTGTTCGAGTACTTTCCTCTTGGCCTCGTTGGCCTGTTCGAGCGCGGTGAGTTGAGCCTCGCGAGCGCGACGAGCTTCTTCGGCCGCGAGTTCGTGGGCCTCTTGTTGGGCCTTCTGGAACCGCGTTGCGAACGCCTGTTCCTCCTGAACCTTGAGCTGCTCTTCGCGCGACGGGAACGACTGTTTGCCTGGCCCTTCGCGCAGGGCCTCGGACTTCTGCTTGTTGAACGGTTGCATCGTCTCGGGCAGGATCTCACGCCCGGCGATGCGGTTAACGGCTTTGCCCGTCCAAGGGTTGTTCCGGTTCAACCCGAACGCGGCTGCGGCGTCGATCGCCGCACCCTCCCAATCAACCGGTTTGCCCTCCGCGTAGTTGCGCACGATCTCCGGACCGCGTGTTCCGGCGACCATGCCGGCGCCCAACGCGGTGTTGACCACGTGCGCCGCGTCGCCGGTTTCGGCAGCCAAACGCGTTGCGTTGCGCATGCCGAGCGCAGCCGTGTTACCAGCGAACCGGGCAGTTCCTTGCAACCCCGCGATGCCGGGAAGTCCGAACACGAGGTTCGGAGCAAGGTTGCCGAACTGGTAAGCCCTCGGATGTTGGGCGATCATCTCGTCCAACTTGAGCTGTTCCTCGGGCGTGCGTAGGGCCTGTTGGCCCATGCCGGCGAGCACGGAGGCGCCAAGGCCGGCGACGCCAACGCCAGCCGCAAGCGGCCAACCGGCGACGCCAGCGGCGGACAAACCGGCCTCAGCCAACAACCCTCCAGCAAACCCCGCCGCAGCCGGCAGCGCTCCGTGCGCAACACCAGTGCCGAACGCGCGTTCAGTGGAGTACTGTGAATGTGACTGTTGCGCGCTCAAACCCGACGGCGTCATGCGCGGGTCCATCGCGGCCGCAGTGCTTTGCGACAACTGGCGGTCCGAAACGGGGTCGCGAGCGGCACCGCTAAAGCTGAACCCGCTGTCGATCGGATCGACCTTGCCGCTGCCGTCAGGCAATCGGGTCAGCTTGAACTTAGCCGGATCGTACCCGTTCTGCATCAAAATCTCTTGATCAGTCTTAGCCATAACGTCTCCTTATTGCATGCGGTTTGCTGGGATGATACCACCGGCGCCGAACGGGCTGACCGTTGGCGCGTTGGGGTCCATCGGCGAAACGCCGTTGATGCCCTTACCAAACGGAATATCCGTACCCGGCAACGTGCCGCGGCCGTACACTGTCGGAACGCCGAACTGTTCGACCTCACCGGTTCGCGTGTTCATACGCCAACCGGGCGCACCGGGAAGGGCCGCATAGTGTCCATTCGCAACGTTGGCCGCCATGGCGTCGAGGTTGCGAATCTGCGCCTCTAGGTGTGCACGCTGTGTTGGTGACAGGCTCGCATTGTTGTTGATCTCCGCGCGGATCTGGTCAGCCTGCGCTTTCAACTGTTCGGTCTGCGCGTTGGTGTGATCCAGTTGAGACTGCATCAACTGCGGTTTGTGTGACACTTCGTACAGGTTGGCCGCGTAGGGCAAACCGGTTCCGAGCAGCGCAGCTTGGTCACCGGCCAACAACGCTTGTGCGCGGAGGGCCTGTTGCTGGCCGGTTCCGTAGTACCGCACCGAAGGGCTGTTCGACATGGCCATCGCGTCTTGGTGTTCAAGATCGCCCTGCTTGATCCGGCGGTTGGCGCCGGCTTCGAGTTCCTTGCCGCGAACACCTTCGTTGGTCTTGAACGTTTCCCGCTGGATCATGTCACGCGTCGTCCGACCGCGCATCGTCTCGTCGTTGGCC